ATAGCCCCAACTGCCTGCTTAACGAACCAATCAATTGCTCCTAGTATCTTTGCAAGTATGCCCTCAGCAAAGTAGGCGATTGAATAACCCATGCTATATAGACCAGTCTGCATGTTTTCAAACGCAGCGTTCACGTAACCTATAACAGCAAGGAAGTAAGCCCATAGTTGACCTAGCCTGTATTCTAAGAAATCTGCAGTTATAGCCCAAGCTACTCTTACCCCACCGACTTTATTAATCCACATCACCAGCCCGCTAACTACTAGACCAATAGCGGCAGCAATGCCAACGAGCGGTACACCAAGTAGGGTCACTGTGAATGCTTTGGTAGCTGCGTTCGCTGCCCATGTGGCTATCGTGTTAGCTATCAGCACACCAGTGTATGTTCCAACAGCACCTACTAAGCCCCAGAACATTGGCTCTAGCCTAGACCAGTTGTCATAAATGTAGTTTGCTATTCTGTTTATGTACGTGATTACTGGCTGAATGTTTTGTAGTATAGCATTAAACGTCATGGTGAATATTTGAGATATCGTTTTAGGCATATTAGCAAATCGAGCCTCAATCTCGTCTGCGGTATTAAACATCGCTCTCTTGATTACTTGTGGAGTTATCTTCCATTGACTACCTAACTTTTGTAGTTCACCAGCGTTTACATTTAGTTCTTTTGCTATTTGCTTAGCTAAGAATGGGGCATTTTCTAAGACAGAACGGAATTCATCACCTTGCAATCAGCCCGAAGCTAGCGCCTGCGTTAACTGATACATAGCGGCTCTTTGCTCCCTTGCTGAAGATCCACCTACAATGAAGTTTTTATTCATCAACTCGGTAAACCTAACTAACTCCTGGCTGCTACTAAACACGTCGCCAGCGAGTATGCCTAGCTTTGTCACAACTTCAGCCATGTCAAGATACGAGTTCCTAGTTTCCGTAGCTGCTCTGAACATTCTATCTTGCAACTCTTGTGTTGTTTGTAAGCCATCGTTCATTATGTCAATTCTCGCTCGTGTTAAAATAAACTGGTCAGATAATGCCTCTATTTGCTTAAGTCCTAGTAAAGAGACTATGCTGGCAGCAGTTATCCTTATGTTACGCCAAATACCAAGCAGCGAGTTGCCTGTTTGAGAAGCTTTTTTAGTAGCGGCGTCTATCTTATCAACTTCTGGCGGTATTTTGGAAGCTTGGTCTGCTGTTTCTCTCATCACAGATGGCGCTGGAGTTGTAGACATGGTAGCGTTGAAAGACTGCGCTCGTTCGTTTAGCTGAGAAAATGTCTGCGCTAACGTGTTAGCCGCTTGCTGTAACTGTTCTATCTGTGTTGGAACTGCAGTGGTAGCAGTTTGCACATTTACCTGTTCTACGTTTGTAGTGGCAACACCTTGGACATTCAAAGGAGGCATTGAAGTTACTAAGTTGTTAGTTAATTGCAACGCCGTATTGAGTTCATTAACGCGCTGTGTAATAGCTTGCAGCACGGATGACATGTTGTCCTGCAAAGTGATTACTGCTGTCAGCGTAGCCATTTTCAATGCCTCCTTTTAGCTTGTTCTAATTGTTTCTTACTTTCACGCATGCTTATATCGGCGCAAGCGTAAATAAACGCTCTTTCACGAATTGGCAACGACATAAGCTGCCCTGGTAATATGTGCCATTTAAGGAGGGCGTAGTAGGCGTAATTAGCTTCACCATCGCCCTCCTCTATGAGTTTTTTGCCTCTTCCCTCAGCTCGTCTAAGCTCTTATTAAAGCCGTTAATTTCTTGTACTGCAAACAACAGTTCGGCATATTGTCCTGCGGTCAGTATTTTCGTTAACAGGTTCTCAGCACCTATCACTCCATATTTCTTTTGTAATTCAGCGTCTTTCAGATTAGGATCAACGCAGCAGGCTACAATCAACTTGGCATTGTATGCGTCTGGGTCAAGCTCCATTTGCCTAGTGTGTGTTTCTTTGTCATAAACGTATTTCATGCACGCTTTTCGTATTTCTTTGTTTTCATCTTCGGTAATTGACTTGATTATGAATGGATACGGCAACCCAGATACCTTTACCTCTTTCTCAACAATAGGATTATACGTATCCTTCATTAAGAAATCTTGTAGCTTGCCCATGTTTTACAGCTCCTTAAATGGTGTCAGAATATCAAACCCAGTGAATGTAAAGTCGATGCTCTCGTCTAATGGGTCATTGGCTGCGGCATCAAGTTGAGCTATTACCGCACTATTGAGGTTAACATTGTGAATTACGACCTCCTGCATTCCAGCAGCAGATGATGGGTCATTGTTGGTAATTACCATCTCAAAATACGTGTCTACAGCGCTGTCGCTATATCGTTTTATTAGCTCGGCGAACTTAGATGTAACATAGTAAATTGTCATAGTTCCAGTGCCTTTTAGACCCATTGTTTTAGATCCTGTCCATACATCACCAAGCACCGATACATCTGCTTTGGTTTTATCAACCGTAGCCTTTATGTCCTTTGCATAGAACATTTCTTCGTTATTACCATCTATCTTCGCATAAGCGATGCCAAGCTTGCCGTTAATTGTGTCAAATGGTTCTAATATTTTAGCCATTATCTTCCCTCCTTATTTAACAGTGACAGTCATGTACAGCTTTTCCATGCTGTCTAGTGGCTGTATGGCACAATTGACGATAACATCGCGCTTACTTTCTCCCTGAAGCACTTCTACGTCGTCAGCGCTAAAGTTCTGTATTGCACCAATTTGCTGATACTGAAGTCCAAGAGACACTATGTCAGCCTTAAATAGAGTTCTACCAAGATCTCCATTAGTCATCAATCCCATATACATCTGTCCGAATATCCTTGCTATATCGTTTGCCCAGCTATCCATCACTCTTACTACCCTATTGGAAGTCCAATCATTTGACATACCTTCTGGGATTGTAACCATGCTATTAATGTCAGTCAACACTCTGGCTTTACCATTGTCTGGGTAGAACACAAACTTGCCTTCTCTTATGGCTTGTTCTAGTTGGCTTTTCGTGTACTTAGTGTCAACATCAACGGCGCCATCATATGCTGTGTTCGTAAGCGACTGGTTAACTTCGGCAGATGCAGTAGCTCCAGCCACCCATGCAACAGCCTCTTCCGCTGGTAAAACGGTGCCATCTGCAAGGATAACTCCGTTAGCTACGTTGATAATGCCCAGATAGTCTGCGCTGTTGTTAGCAAGCACGCCAACGATCTTAATCCCATTGTCGTCGCGCAATCTTTTAACAAATGATATAAATAGAGACTGAATAGATGCGTCGGTGCCAGGATAGGCAATCACATTAAACTGTTCAACCTCAATTGCAGTAAGAAAATTTGCATAGTCGCTTGCAGTTGGAGTGCTGTTTGTACCACCTGTTAATGCGGTAACAGATCCTGTGGTAATATCCGATGCGCCAGTGAAGACAACATAATCATTCGGTTTCAGCTGTGAAACACCACCAGTCTTTGGTACAACCTGTCTATCTACTTCTCTGCCGCTGAGCAGTGTTACAACGTCTACCTTTGATGTGTCATCAACGTTTTGTATCACGCCAACAGATATTTTGTTACCTGCAGTGCCTGGATATTTAGCGGTAACAGTCAATCCGCCAACGGTAGCAGTAGCCTTTTGACCTGCCCCATTAACGCGATATACCAGCACTCGCTTAGCTCTTTTTAACGCTTCTGTAAGCAACAGAAGTGACTTATCTGTCGGTCCTACAGCAAACGTTTTTAAGCACGTGGCATTGAAATCACTAGCGTCTACTGGTATGACTTTTGCTGGCTCGCCCCAGTCTAGCGATAGTGGCATTGCTACTACGCCACGAGTTCCAAGCTGCACAGCATGCGACGTCGACACAAAGTTGATGTACGCACCTGGCAGCACCTTGTTGTATGTTACGAACTTGCCTCCGCCAATAGGCATTATTCAATCACCTTCCTCTGTAAAAATTGACTGATTAGTTTGTCTACCTGCTCCAATGTGTAAGTCTCGTTATCAACCAAAATAGCTGATATGATGTCACGCTGACATTCATATCTTTTGCTTCTAATTAGCTCTTCTTTAGACACCTTAATTTCTTCAGAATTAATTGTCTTGTCATCTTCTCTTGACATTTACTACCCTCCTGTATTGTTTTGATAAAGCTCTTCCATTAATTCTTCGTCTGCTTCAATTGCTTCAATTTTATAACGCGGATGAATGCTGATGTCTAACATTATTTGGTACATGTTAGTATCATTCTTAAACGTAGATATTGCAGTTGGATACATGATAAATTGTTTACCATCAGCAGTAACAGTTATCGATTGTAGCGCTTCGGACAAGGTATCGGATACATCGTTAAATTTTAGACTGTCGTCATTCGCAACAAAGTAGATGATTTCTATTGAAATTATTTTATGCACCCTATCATTAAGCTCAGGCTCGGTCCTCGTGTTTGCAATACGGACGAAGAAGTTGCCGTCAGCGCCAGACGTTATTCTTCCCGTGTAGACGCTTTTTGTCGGATATTCTGTTACTATGATTGACGCAATAGCCTGAAGAATGTCATTTGCAGTCATAACTCTAATGTTTCCTTTAACACTGGAACTATGCGTGCATTAAACTCTGACTTGGCATGCCTTTCAAACGTTTCTAGAGCCCTTTTTAAGAAAAATCTGCCTGGCACATAGTCCATTCCGCTTGATACGTAAATTCCACCCTCTGGGTCATGTGGCTGGTAGTTGAATATGTATCCTTCCCAATGACCTGGCACAAAGTGACTTCTGAAGCCATACTCGACATACCATGCATATGGGGCATTGTTGTATACTTCCATCCGTAGTCTGTTGTCTATCCTTACAGGTAATGTGCCGTCCCATTCTACTCCTGGCTCTGGTTCAGATAGCGAGCTGCCATAGTGAAAACTGTTTTTAAGAACTCCACTTCGTATTGTGCCGTGTGCAGTCACTAAGTTTCTAGCTTCAACTACTATGTCATAGCATATAGCCATGATTGTCTCTTCAGTGGCACGAGACATTTTGGATTGAGCTTGTCTGAGCTGAAGCCCGAACTCTTTTATGCTGTCAAATTGTACGCTCACGATATCTGCTCCCTGTTAACGTCAACCTCTTGGTGTGTAGGATACATCTTAGGTATACCGACAACTAGAAACGTGAAGTCTTTAGACTTAGATGTGAAATATCTGCCAAACTTATGAACAACTATCTTATCGCCAGGCTCAACGTCCACCTCAGGTGGCATATAGATTGATGCATCTGTATCAACGAATACGGCTACGTCACGTTCTCTTCTATTCCTACCGATTTGAGTACTATTGTTGTACGTCAGCTGACAAATCACGGACTGTGCGCGGACAGTGAAATTAATTTGTGATAAATTGTTCTTAGTGGTTTTAGAAGGCTTATATACGTCACATGTGTCAGTGTAGTACTTCTCTAATACGTCTCTTTCGAATTTCATTCCGTCATCGTATAGCATTGGCATCACCTATATTTGGTCTACAGAGCCAGCTAAGTAAGGTCTGAGCAACGTCTTTACAATTGGCGCTACGTACGTGTTTGCTTGAAATACTTTACCTACGTCATATGTTTCCCTCACGGGTCCGACGGTGACAGAAGTAATGCCAGATAGCGCGCTCTTAAAGCCAGAGCTCGATTGTACCTCAAGTAAGTAAGCTGCCTCTTCGCATTGAGCTATGCGTACTGCCTCAGGTGTACCCACGTCAAGATATACTGTTAATCCTTCGACCCTATAGTATGGGTCTTGTGGATATCCAACGTCTATTGTGTTAGGATTAACTATGTTTTTAACGCTAGACTTTACAAATTCAACATTGTGTTTTGACACCAAACTACGTGGGAATGCCATTGGTTGGTCTAGGCTGTTTTTAATGCCCTTAAACGGCAATGCGTCAATTAATTGAGCTGCTTGTATCAATACTATTTCTTTTTGGTCTTCGGTGAGATTTTTCCATCTGTTTTCTTCGTCTCCATATCTGGCGTTGAAGAAGTCGTCTGCGTATTCGATTGTGACATAAGAGTTTGTTCCGACCTCGAGTCCCATCTCACCACCTCCAACCAATCATATTGACCCAGCAGTGTCTTGGCATCTTTTTCATCAACTTCGATATAGTTCTTATTCCTCTTATCGTAGAAAACTACCATGCTAGCCTCCTAAACTGCTGGAGGAAGATCTACTCTTCCTCCAGCAAATTATATCCTTTATTGAGCTGTCGGTAATTTAACTTTTACTTTGTAGGCGCAGACTGGTCTGATTAGTTTAGCCCCGAATACAAACAGCCCTTTTACAGCATCAGCAAATCTATTCTCTGGTCTATATGTTTCAATCTTCTCTACATCGTATGC